TACCCCAAACCGTATGCATTCTGTAGTAGTTGTCTCCACTTATCCATTGGTGAGAACAGTATAAAGTCAACGTTCATCGAACCGGTACCTCCTGCACGTTGTACCGTAATATCAAATTGTTCGGGATAAGGTGTTCCACCAATCATTCTTACGGGAGGTAATTGAACGGCACCGAGGCATACGACATCGTACCCACTAGGACAAAGAATTTGTGGTCCCGACCAAAGTGTTGTAAGACCGGAGACAGCTGTTATCTTAGGTCGTAGATATACATCAGTGTAGATATTCCAAACTTTCGCGTAGATCATAAAGTAATTCGATCTAGCAGCCAACAGCGTTGTAGATGGGATATCCCATCGACCGAGCGTTTGTTCGGTGGTACCAGTCCAGGATAGTGTTCTAAAATATCCCTCGCTATACAAAGTATAGTCTGGCGATCCTGGTCCTTGAGTTCCCATAGTTGTTGACTCGCCCTCAATAACATGAGTAAAGTTCGCAACATCGCTTTTGAACGTCATCCCGATATATACTCTGTTAATACGATCCGCGTTGTTGTACGTATTAGTCATCTTTAGTCGTATTCGCGAGGGCAGATCTCCGGTTAAGTCGGCGTTATCAATGTCCAAATAGTTATATCGATCAGTACCGCCACCATTTGAATCACGAGCGTTGTCTACCTGCTTGCCGCCTGTCCCCTTCGCTTGACCTGGATTATATAGAGACAACTCAGTTTCGGTTGACGCTTCCCAAAAATAGGCGCGCACAATGGTGACGTTAAAAATGACCTTCCCTTGACCTAAGTATAAGTCTAGCGCCTGAGGTTCAAGATCGGTTGTAACACTCTTCAACTCGCTTCGCCAGTAAGCAGAGTCGCCGTCTGGCTGTACTTCGATGTACACAGGACTCTCGTTTGGAGCCTCTTGATAACGTCGTACTCTTTCCCACATCCGATTTAACTTTCGGATCGCAGTAGTGATCTGGCTCCAAGTACCGCTAACATAGAGATCTATTGACTCGGTTACATCGTCATAGGCCTGTGCAATCATGTCGGTACCATCGCGCGTGATCTTCGAGACAGTTAATGTACGTAGTTGAGGAGATAAGATATCATACTTGACTATCTTACCATCAGTCGTTCCATCGAACGTAACGGTTGTGGTTCCGTCGGTAAATCGTAGTTTACTAGCCATTGCCACGGTTCCTTTGTATCGAGCGCGCTATAGAGTATGCCATTCGATCAACGTCGATGTTACTGTTGATGCTGTCAACATTCATTATTACCGTTACTCCTCCTACTCCACCCTCAGTACCGACTCCCTCAAATGCTGGAGCAGAAGCACCCAGTCGTCTAAACATCGCCGCAGTAGCAGGCAGTCGTTGACTAGTCATCACATCTAGTTGATTATTTATACCCATCAAACTCAACTCAAATGGTGAGGGCGAGTGACCGATGATCCAATCGGGTAACTTAACGTTCTTGATCTTCTCGGTGAGATCTTTAATGAAGCCAACAACACCACTGATGATCTTAGAGATTGCGTCGAACTTACTTCTAAAGTTCTCAAGCCATCCTCTAAGTGCGGTTTCAATAACAGGTCTGAGATGCTGGTCCCACCACTTTATAATGTCTTTAACTGCCGGCAAAATGATGTTGTTCCAAAGATTTCCGAGAGCTTCAAACTTCTTGGTTACCTTATCACCGACAATATCTCCTATTTTTTCGAGTGCTGGTTTGAGATACGTGTTGAAAAGTCCGGCCAACACTTGCACTGCCAAACCGAAGACGGCACTAAGAAACTCGGCAACCGCTTGAAACAGTGGCCATAAGGTTCCGGAGATAAAACCCCAAACAGTTTGGAGTGCAGGTAGTAATGTATTCGTCCACAGTGAACTAAGGAAAGAGATTGCAGCACCAAGAACGGTACCGACAACGGTGGCAATAGTTTGAAGAATCGGAAGTATATTTGTTGCAAAGTAATTGTAGACGGCCATAGCCGCTGGCATCAAAGTGTTCGTCCAAAAGTTTGCCAACGTTTGTAATGCTAATGGAATGTTTGTACTCAACCATGCCCATAAGCTTGCTAGGACCGGGAAAAGCACAGTGCTTATCCAGTTCCACACAACTTGAATAGCTGGTAGTAGTACCGTACTCCACACATTAGCAAGCCACGCAACGGCTATTGGTATATTGACCTGTAGCCAAGTCCAGATTTGCATGAGGACGGGTTGCAGCCATGCCCACACTACTGCGACCTTTTCTTGTATGCCTCCCCAGTTATTTTGCCAGGCAACGGCTAGCAACGCAATTGCACCTACGATAAGCATAATCGGCCACGCCGCACTAGAAAAGAGCATGCCGAGAGATCCCACAACCAACTTCAACGCACTAAAAGCTTTCCAGGCACCCAATAAGAAGTTCACTCCGTATTTGAATATACCGAAGAACAATGCAATGCTTTGCCAGTTTCCCGCAAGAAACGTAATAATAGTTGTCACCGCTGGAAACAAAGTATTCGATATAAAGTTAGCTACTTTCCCTATAATGTTCGTAATAGTAGGGCCGTTGTCAATAAGCCAGGCAACAAAGTTTTGAAGCGGAGTGAAGATAAGATCAATCCAAGACGCCGCTTTCTCTCCTGTAGCCTGTTTGCCGAACGAGCTAAAGATCTTTCCGATCGTCTCAGATATCTTATCGCCATTTTGCACCCAGAATGTCTGAAGCCCAACAAAAGCCTTCTTTAAGTTATCGACAACTTCACCGACAACATAAGCTCCGGCATTCCAGGCTCTGGTGATGAACCTCCACATAGTTCCAACGGTATCTACAATCTGGCTGGCTTTCGTGGGTGGCATGAAGTATCCCAGAATCGCGCGCCACTTATTAGATGCCGATGATGAGAAGTTAATTAAGATATCCAAGCTCGCGAGAACTCTTTCGACGAACCGAGTAATGGGGATGGACATTTCTTGAAGCTTACCGCTCTCGCGAAACGCGATAAACTTGTTGAGTATGTCGTTTAAGAAAGTGGTAATCTTTTCAGCAGCCGGTCCAAACAACATGGGCATTGTTAGTACAAACACGTCGTGGAACGTCGACTTTAAACCGACTAAGGTACGTGCCATGCGTTCAGCCGCACCACCAAAGTTTACATCCGCATACTGTGCGAAGTACTTTGTAAAGTCGCCCCACGAAATTTTTCCCTCGTTAATCGCCTTATTAAAGTCAAGGTGTGTTTTAATCTCGACTCCCATTTGCTTTCCAACGTACTTAAGTACGCCCATGAGGTCGAAACCTGCTAGTGCTAATTGACGAATATCAAGTGCCGTGACCTTGCCTTGTAAACGAACTTGTGCAAGGTTATAGGCCATACGGTCCAACATACTATTATCCGCACCAATACCAGCAGCATTTTGTAGTAGTGCATTTGTAAGAGTCATGGCTTCGTCGGTTGTAAATCCGAACGCCATGGCCATCTTATAGGTTTGTGTTACCGACTCTACAGTATAAGGAGATAAGATAGCAATGTCTTGCAATCGGGCAAGAAGTTCGTCCCCCTTTATTGATGCTTTGTCCCAAGCATCAGCAATAGATGTAGCAGCGCCTGTCTGAACCATCTCTCTCGCGGAGAGTTGGGTCAGCGCCAGATCCATTTGCTGCATATATGCCACAGCTTCGACAGTCGACGAAACAATCGAGGCAATGCCAGATGCAATGCGCTCGAATACCATCGCACCAACGATGGCTGTGGCATATTGCAGAATGGAACCAAATCCAGCTGTGATGCGTTTGAAGAGACTGCCGGTCTGATCGTGACCAACAACCTCCAAAATCATGCGGTAAATACCGTATACGGGCATGACTACCTCCGCTTCCCTGCACGCGGTGTACTTGGGCTACCAGATTTATGTGCTCTGGCCTCTTGCACTTGTGCTTCTTCGTCTATCAATGCAAGATGTGCCATCACAACCTTGAAGTCTTCTTTGTGCAGTTGGCTAGGTGTGCAGTGATACACATCTCTACAAAGTATTAGCTCAATATACTCGAGCGGGGGCTCGCCTACACGCGCCCAAAGATACTTGGCGAGCCCTAGCTTGAGTTTTTTGCTTGAGCCTTACCTGTAATTTGCTCTACCAACCACATGATCTCATTGGTCAGCAGGCTCTCGATCACGAGGCCTTTGGAAGGAAGAGGTAGAAGGTCGCCGTTATCATCGACCCAATTCCATTCAACAACGGCATCCTTAAGCAGACGCTCAGTGAAGTCCTTTTCTTCATCAGGTTTGGTTTTCCCCTCGCCTTTCTTCATTGCTTCGAGGACCATACCGAAACTCATCTGATGAAAGACTACATAGCTATCTTCACCTTGAATCTCTTCGCTACCGACCTTAAACGTGCTTTTTCTTGAAGCCATTTAGCACCTCTTATGCGACAGTCGACTCAGTGATGGTTGTGCATTTGATCTTGGTGGTAATCAATACCGGGTCACCACTGCCTGCCTCACCTTTAGGATAGGGCGGATCAGTCACGATACCGACACTAGAGGTAAACATCTTGTTACCAGAAGTGCCGCCCTTAGGAGACCACCGAACGTACAGATCCGAACCGGCTTCGTATGCAGTTTTAGTCATAGCATACGCCTCGTTCGTGGCTTCTGTATAGATTGATTCGATCGTGATCTCGTAAGATTCGGCTTTACCTCGGCGGACAATAGCATTTAACCCATCAAAGGTGTATGCTTCACCAGTAGCACGAGCACCACCACCAACATCGATTGTGCTCGCCATACCAGAGACATCCGTCCAAGAAGAACCGTTAGCAGAAAACTCAACCTTGCAGTTGACAAAACTAATTCCACCAGTTGTCTGGGTCATAAGGTCTCTCCTTTAGTAGGGCAATGAGAATACGGCGATAGTGACACTTGCCACTTGACTAAAGTCAATATACACCGAGCCATCGCTCTGATTAAAAACTTCAGGGGGGAACCAAGTGATCATTCTATCACCCGTGGTGATAGGAACAGTTACTGCACGTGCTGTAATTGTCTCACCTTGTGCCTTCCCTGGAGTCTGGAAGGTAGCGACACAAGCTGTACCTCCAGCGTTTTTGATCTCTACCACTATGGGATTGCCGGAGTTCGGGAAGCTCATACCGTCCACGTGTGCAGCAATAAACGTAGGAGCAACACCAGCACCAGTGATGGGTTGAACAGTCAGTGCATCTCGAGCCATGGTTACCCTTCCTCAGCCGGAGTAGTTTCAGTAAGAACCTTTTTCTTCTTCTCGTCGACTAGTTCAATAGCTCCAGCTTCTAGAAGAGCTCCTATCCCTATGCCATCGAGATGAGAAAGGTCAACCGTCTCTCCAGGCTCATAGTACTTGTTGTCTTTGGTGTGCCAAATTTTGGTCACCACTTTGAATGTACTCATAGTACCTCCATTACGAGTGGTATCGCTTCGTATAGATATGCGACACCGCCTATCGTAACTTTGCTAACAGCACTCATCGTATCGTAACTCAACGAGTTCCAACAATTTCCTGTCGGATTATCGGACACAATTGAAGCAATGTCTGCTTCTAGAGCGTCCATAGTATTCTCTGCGTCTTCTTCCGTCCATGGCGGAACTGCAGTAGGATCGGCATAGAGGATAAACGTCTCTACAATGAAGTGAAACGTCGTCTTTACACCTCTCATCGTCATTCGAGGTCTCTCAGATGCGAAACCCGTAACAACAACGATCGGAGACTCGCCACCAAAGTCGCTTGGTAAGTAGCTATACACATGTTGTGCAATAGTCGACCTTGCTCTGATAAGAGATGCAAGCGCTTCTCGTGACTCGCGACGACTATATGTCATTGATGGACTCCTCCGGGCATTCTACCCATATATGCCGCAACACCTCGCCTAACAACAGACTCACCAAATTCATCTAATGTACGTTGATAAAAAGCGTGTGATCCGCCACGAGCATGTTCTGCTGCCGCATACGATGCAACTGATCGAGCAGGTCTCCGTGCACGATGTTGCATAACGTTCGGATCAACGAAAACCTCACCACGCTGGTGATTTGCATCGTAGTCAACACGATGTGAGCTTGCTAACGCACCCGTATATATGTGTGTTATTGCTTCCGCGTAGTCACGCATCTCTTCAAGCGTTTCTCTTACAAGTTGAGAGAACGCACCTCGTTGGATAGTTTGAAAATCTTCTATCTCACGACGAAGAGAGGCATAGTTTCGAATCCGAACACGTATGATTGGTTGAGCCATTATCTCTTTAGATCCTCAACGTACAGATGTAGAAACATGGTGTCTTTCCATTTCCACTCCCCAACAGCCTTTACAGGATACTCAGTACCGCCTGACGTAACAAGAATATCACCGGCAAGAATGTCGGCCTCTTGCATGACAAACGTCTGAAGTATTTCGTGAGGAGTTTCAATGACGAGCCGGAACCGAACCTCGGGATCTATAGGATCAAGAGGCGTGCACCGTATGTTGGTAAGGAATACAGTAGGAGTACCACGTTTACCTCCAACGGTAACGGGCGGCCTCTTGAAACTTACGATCTCGGTAGCAAGCCTTTCGGCTCCGGCTACACTCATGACGCAGCCTCCGAGTAACCATCTTCACGTACCAACCCAACAGCAAAGGCAGTATTCGCACCTCCGCCACCGAATTGACTTCGGAAGCTTGAGGCCATTGCACCATACCGCTTCGACACCCCTGAAAGAGTTTCCTTTCGGGGACCGACCGTAACATCAGCAATACGAGCCCACTCGATTGAAAGAACCTCACAAACAGCAGCGACAGCTCGATGCCAGTCGCTATCTTCTTGTGTAAGAAGTAAAGTGAGCTCTTCATCGCTAAAGTTGGATCCATCGACTCTTACCCCCGCTCCTTCAGTGACGTCGCCAGTATAGAGCCGAATCTTACCAATGTCGTTGTTGATTGCATACGTGAACGTCATGGTTACACCTCTTCAGCTTCGGCCTTAGCCTTAGCTTTAGCACGGCTAGCCTTTGTGGGGTAGCCTTCAGGCTCAGTCTCGATTACAATCACGGTCGCAGCCTCAACCTTTACTTCTTCAGCTGCTTCGGCTGCTTCGGCTTTGAGAAGTTTCTTCATGCAAGCCTTATGACCGGCTACACCAGATCGTGCACCGTCAACATGCTCTGCGAACCATGTTTTTTCTTCGATCGGTTTTCCACAAACAGAGCATGTATTCGGCAATCCAACAGATGTCTCGATGAGTTCCATACAGCACCTCTATTACGTGATAGTCGGATCCACGTAGCTACCCGAGGCATAGGCGTAGTTGGCAACACCAGCAACACGATTGCCAACACCAATACCAAAGGTAAAGTATGCGATCGCATCTTGCAACGGGAACTGCTGAATGGTTCCAACCAGGGTCAAGCCTAAAGGATAACCCTCTTCGGTTCGAACAAGTAATGGAGCACCTGGATTATTGAAGCCGGCGGGCTTGAATGCACCGCTATACTTAGTCGGCAGACGAGGTTCTGGACGTACACGGAACCAACCATCTTGAACCTCCAAGATACCGATGTATATTTCTTCTGGTACGATCGCCCGAGATTCAACACCGGCGGTTGTCAACCAGTCACGATACGGCTTCTTGAACTCGGTCTGTGCAGCCCAGTCTCCCTTATCGGCTTCTGCAACGATTAGATCCCATGGAGGATTGATGCCGTGCTCGAGCAGATGAGCAGACATTGCTTTCAGAGCCGCAGTGCGGCCGGCGGCGTCGTCTGCGTTGCGCAGGAAGTGATTGTGCGTATAGAGGAAGTTACGCCCCATATACGATGGAGGAATATATGCCGCATCAGCGGTACCACCATCAGCGAATGGAACAGACTTTCCAGACGTCGCAATCGTTTCCGCAGCAGAAGTGAACATGCGTGTTAAGACACGATTCTGCCACAGATTGGTACCACGTTGGATTAGGCGGGCAATATCACGATCGATCCTGGTCATGTTGCCGCGACGCAGCGCCATGTAGGTCCAACCTAATGCGCCACCATAATCGTGCAACGGTAGCATGTGCCCGGTGAAATCGCCGTAGATCGGGTCCGGACGTGCATATTCCGAAACTTCCGCAAGTACGGCAGACTCACCACCAACATCGTACTCGAAGTTTATGTCTGTGGTTGTTTGAATGTACTGAGCCAAGTAACCCTGGGAGAGGCTCCGATTGAACAGGCTGATTGCAGTGCCTATGCGGCGTACAACAGCGTCGAAGGTCGTACCGTCCGCCAGTTCCCACTTCTTCAAGTAGGTCAGGTCCCAGATGGTCGGTAGACGCAAGATAGTTTTGAGGTCAGAGTATCCAAGAGGCATGATGGGCTCCTTTACATCTCACTAGTGATTAGGAAGATGTCGGCAGCAAGTGCGATGCCCATAACTTTGGTTACGGTGCCGGCTGCAGTGTCAAGCTTTCCAGCTGTGTCACTTACATAATGGCGGTTACCGGGGGTCATGCTAGTCCCTACGGTAACGGGTCCAAAGTACGCAACGCTTACAGTTTCACCGGATGCGGCTGCCGTAGCACCAAAGGTGCCACAAGAAACCACAATACCGACTGCATTAGCGGTACCAGCGGCACCACCATTCGATTGCTGAACCTTGCCATTGCTATCAACGTAGACAAGATCGCCCGCGTTGACAGTTCCACCCGCAACAAAGTCACGAATTAATGCCCCGGGGAGAGGTTTGACCCTTACAGCAGTTACAGTAATAGCGGTCATTGCAAAATCTCCTTAGGTTTTAATATTGAACCGCTTAGCCACTTCGGCTTCTTCTTCAGCGGTCACGATGACATCCGAGGCACCTTTCTTAGTCGCATCAGTACTCGTTGCATTAGGTGTTTCGGCTTTGCGAAACAAGTAAGGGCGAGTTTTAGCCAAGTCCTTCAACGCCGCAGCGATATCCTCGTCGTCAAATCCTTCATCCAAAGACGCTTGAACACGACCAACAGCATCGTCTAGAGCCTCTTCGGAATAGAACGGTAACTTCAACGTCGCAGCAGCCGAACGAATTGTGCCACGCAACTTAAGACCGGCATTCTCGGCTTGGAGAGTAGTAAGCTGTTGTGATAGCTTATCCATCTCCTGTTGAAGCTTCTCAGCCTCTTTTTCCTTCTCGCCCGCTTCACCAGGCTTCTGGGTCGACGACTCTTTGAGGGCTTTAAGTTCAAGGCGTCGTTTTGCTGATTCGCGATTCGCTCTTTTTAGAGCAATGCGAACACTCTCTAACTCTTCCTTGAGTTCCTCTAAACTCATCTCACCATCGCCACTCGCACCCTCGGCACTCTCGGTCGTTTTAGTTTCTTCAACGTCGAGGTCACCTTCAGGTTCAGTGACATCTGTTTCACTACTCGGTTGTTGACTCATCCTGAGCCTCCTCTGTCATAGATACCGACTGCTCGTCGGCTGCAGGCGCGTTTGTTTGCGCGCTGGCTTCTTCATTAGGATCCGGACCCATCGAGATCAGCATACGTCTGTATTCTTCGGTCTTCTTCATTTCCTCGACCTGTTGACTCGAGTAGCCGGCCTCTTTCCACAATTGAGGCAACGGTATACCAAGTTCGCGCTTTAGAACCAACATCTCGATACGAGCATTCTCATCTTGATGTCCCGCTGCAACCCAAAGCGCTTCGAACATTACTTCTTCATCAATCGGCGATGTACCAATGCTTCTGGCATTGTAGAGTCGCCTCATGATGTACATCATCTGTTCCCAAGAATTACCAAATCGTACTTGATGACTCTCGACCTTAGCCATCAAAGGCCCCTCTTGTTCCTTCAACGTTTCTTTTGCTGCTAACCCACCCCAAGTAGTGAATCGTGCTGTCGGTGTTCCTGAAAGCATTGCCATCCACAACATAAATTGCTGTGCAGCCTTCATTAGAGGTTCAGGATCGGCAGCTTCGATAGCACCGAAAGAAACTTCGTCACGCGACCTGGTTGTACCAATAATCTTCCCAGGTGCGATTTTTAACCAGTTGGACCCGTCGTCAGCGGGTTCTTTCCCATCATCTGTAGGAATAAACCCCAACGCGTAGAAAATACGAAAAGCAGTCATGTCAGTCGTATTGACTAAGTCCACCACAGACTTGTTGACTACGTCCTGCATGGGTAAAGCTTCCCATACCTCACTACGTAGACCACGGGTCCGAAACGCAATTACTGGGATTCCCAGCGGTGTGCCGTCTGCGGCCAGCCAAGGATCCGATGATAGAAGCGTCCAATTAGCTTTTAAACCACCACGCACGTATTTATCGATATGATCGGGATAATACACATTGCGACGCTCGATCTGTGACTTGTCTGTCTTCTCGACCCACTGCTTCACCGCGAATTTCGGTTCCTGATTTGGGTCATTATCAGGATATGACACCCAACAACCAAAGTCATCACCGCCGGTAGACGTGTCTGTCCACCTTTGATGTGGAATTGCCACCGGTATTTGCTTCTCTTCATCCCAATCAACAACAACAAACGACTCACCATCACGAAGTGCAAGCTCATGTACATCTTCTTGCGACGCATCTAACTTATTTTTTGTCCACCACTCCCACGCCAACAAGGCTTGCTCGGGTTCTGTACAATCGAACCCTTTTACGTGCAGTCGTTCAACAACGACATCAATTACTGACTTGACTAAATTCACACAAAACGACGGACCATCACGACTTTCGTCACCAAGAAACTGCTCTTGACGCTCGGTCAATTCGACTTCTTGGTCGCCTTGGTAGTATCGACGGACAAGTAACACCTCTTTTTGGCGGTCGACCTCAATCGTTGTAGCCGCTTCAGCAAGACTTAAGGTAAGAATGTCGTCCATTACGCTATATTCAGACATAGTTATACACCACCGTCATATATTGAGGCATGTTTATTGCCTGTAAGGCGAGAACAAACGCCATTGCACGGTCGTCATGGCTACCTTTCGGCGCCTTTAACGTTGAGCCGTCGATCGAAGCTAGTTGCATATAAGTCTCGAAGGTGTGTATGGTAGCACGACCATCACGAAAACACTCGGCAGCAGTCGTGTATATCTGTGCTTTGCTCTTTCCTGATGTCGTCCAACCATAGTCACCTTCTTGTCCTTTCAGAACTTCGAGTTTCGAGTGCTCTCGGAGCCAAGCAATCACAGTATGTCCGTGATTATTTCGCTCCACCATTACTTGGGCCTTGTTATAATACTTGCCCAACATATCAACGTACTCGGCAAAAGCCGTTGGTTCAAACTTATTTGAGAACGTTGCAACCTCTTCACCCGACATTTTGTCCAGAATCACACAAGACGAGTCATCGGAGGTTGGGTTCCCTTCCGCCGGATCCGCACCAATAACATAATCTAAGCCTAATATTGGCTCGACATATACTTTCAAACTGGGAATGGTTGGCGCGTTAGGCGCTTTCACTCCTTTATACTCGGTATAGTTCGCCGTCAACCACTGCGGCGGAATACGTTTCGAGATAACTTTCGGCGCTAATGCTTCGGCATCCGTTGTTGGATATTGTTGCCAAAGATCATCTACTGCACCAGTTCTAGTCAAAACGTCCGTTTTCTGATCTTCATACCACTCAATCGTACGTGCCGGACGTACATTCCAAGGCAAGAACACAGCTTTCCAAGAATTTTCATTAGCCTTCGCCGCGCGATAGTATTGCTTGAACGCGCTATTCGGCTCTTCCTTATTCGACCTGGACAACAGAATCATTTGTCCACCTGCATCGATTGTTGGCTTCACAGCATTCATCAGCGCTGGTAAGTCGGGCACAAGATCAGCCTCATCTACCATTACTACGGAAGCTGTGTAGGAATCTCCAGCGGTGGTAGGAAACGCGTATGCAACCGATCCGTTTTCAAGGTGCCATTCGTGCTGACTGTCCACCATAGCTTTTACTTGCATCCAATCGGGCAGTCTTTTGTGCATTCCCTTCAGTCGATACTTTAACAGGTAAATCGCTTCGTCCTCTCGACGTGAAAAGAGCAAAGCGGTTTGTGCTGGTCGGTACAACATCTTCCAGAGGATATAAGATAGGCACAACCAAGTCAATCCAAGCTGTCTCGCTTTCAGGATAACCACTAGGAGGTTGTCCTCCAAGACCTTGAGCGTTGAATATTGTGCCGGCCATAGTTCGAACGGAACCCACTTTGTAGCTACGGCATCCAGTATTCGGCAGTAGTTGTGAATGAAGTATACGGCACTTGCTTCGCATTTCAGCCATTCGCCTCGAAGGTCTTCTTCTCCCAATCCTCAGCCTCCTCTCGAGCTCTACGAAGATCATCAGGTGTGATCTTCATTGTCACCGTTTCCTGAACGGTCTTACGAGGAACACCAACACGATCTAAAATCTCGCGTGATGCAGCAACTCGGTACTTCGGATTCTCTAAAGAAGACACAAGTGCGAGTGCTGCGTCAGGAGCGGCGTCTCGTAATATCTCAATTGCCAACGCAACAGAATCTACGGTTAACGTTGCGTACTGCCGGTCATACTCACTTGCACGTTCCCTCCACCCGTACTGTTTAGCCATTGCTGCCCAAACACGCGGGGTATCCACTTTACCGTTGTCGTCCAAGCGTTCTGGATGTTCGGATTTACAGTACTCGCGATAAGCACCTGCGACGCTTCTTCCGGCTCCGGCGGTAAGAAAGTACTTGAGAAACTTGTAATACCATGCATCAGTCTCTCCTGCCAGTTGTCTTGGCATAAAGGCGACTTCAGGGTCGATCACCTCTTCACGCAAGATTATGGAATCGGCTCCCATCGAGTTAATCCTGTCTTCTCTTCAACCTTGATCACGACGTCGGCCTTATTCTTGACGAACAGTTTCATTTTCCCTTCACCATTGACGTAGGGCCCATCAGGTGTCTCAGCGTAAAAACAAACATCGGTAACGTCTATATCATTTAGATATAAACGTACTGTTCCAGACTTTGTATTCGATGCGGTTATGAGTTTCATGGCTAACTTCCTAAACCAGAAACGAACCCGCAAAGAAGGCCATTCCAACCCATCCAATACTTACCTTACCTGTTGGAACTCCAATCGCTTGCAGGATGAAGCATACGATCGCGACAATTAAGAATATTACACTCAACGTTATTTTCATAGCCATCTCCCTTCGTTTTTCACAGCCCCGGTGTGGAGTCCATTGGGCTCGGGCTCCACATCTACGGGCGTTACGTTCCCCGCCTAGGGAACGATCATCGTTGCCTTCGGCCGCTGCGTTGACGTCGCTTGTAGGAGGTCCGGTGTCCGACAAGTTGACGTTTCGTGTGCCGCTTGACACGTTCCGGAAGATTCCGCATAGTTTGCGTACTAGTATGTTTCGCATAACGACGCGCTATGCGCGGGTGTTGCGAGTACATAAAACGCATTTGGGCTTTACTCTTAAAAGGCATAGTTAGCTCATCGCGGCGCAGCGGCCGTTCCTTCTATTATTGTACCGGATGGAGGTCTACATGCATCTTCTCTGATTCTTCTTCCGTCTTCCTTTTCAAGTAGTTTTTGAAAAAGAGTATGTATATAGAGATATGAATGTCTGAACAAAATAATTCCCGTGTTCCAACACATATGTATTCATAGTAGTGTATATTTTTAAAAAACTACTTGGATAGAACAACCGAAGAAGAATAGTTGAAAAATTAGACAACCGTGGGATATAATAGATACATAATGGAAAGGAAGGATACTATGGATGAGACCGAGATGGAAAAGATTCGTAAGTCGATCGTTGATGAAACGGTCAAGATGTATGAAGCGGGAATGCCTATCGGCGGGATAGCCGAAGAATTAGGCAAATCCGTCACGACGGTTTATGCGCTTCTTCGCGAGGGTGGAGTTGAGCCTAAGAGACGCGAAGAATCACAGACCAGAAGCATTGTAGATGCGTTACCCAAGGAGATAGTAGAACAGGTCACACTTGATTATGTCAAAGGAGTCTCCATGAGTAGAATTGTCAGGACGTCGGGTTTGTCGATAAATACGGTCTACAAGATATTGAAAGAGACCGGTACGGCTCTACGTCGCAGTGAAGACAATAAGGCCGCGTTCGATATGAGACTTGAGAAGGCCGTTCAGATGTACAAGGACGGCGATAAGTTGATCAAGATCGAAATGGAGACCGGCGTACAGTCGAATCAGCTCTATAAGGCGTTGTACAAGCAGGAAGTCCAGCTTAGGAGAGACATACCATGAAAGTACTGAAACTGCATATGCTACCCGGTGAAACACCTTTCCGAGCCGTTCGGAGAGTAGTTGATGAAGTCGGAGAGATCTTCGGAGTTGACATCGAACTCGAGATGGAAGGTGGTCCTAACGGTCCCACTCGTGTCGAGACTCACTTCTTAGTAGATACTTTCAGAGTTGATGTTTTTACAGAGGATAAGTGGCAGCGGATTGTGATCGAGCTTCACGCAATTGCTGAACGTGCACTCCAAGGTGACGGTGGGTGAAAATCGCTCAAAAATAATTTCTCGCCTAACCCCGCAAATACCCGGGGTAAACACCCCAAAAAACCAATAGCCCCCCTAGGCCAGATACCCCGTCCCGGGCCTATCCCAAAAACCCCAGCCAAACGTCACGGTTAGAACGGGACTTTTGTTACGGGAAAGGGCCAAGGGTCTGCTATACAATATAGTTATCCTTAGAAAGGAGGATTTTTACTCATGACTCAAACAAGCAAGTCCCTAAGTATCCGTAAGGCGGCCGATTTCCTAGAGGTTTCAGAAATGTACCTCCGAAAGCAGATCAAACTCGGCAAGATTCAAACCACGAAGGTCGCGATTTCGGACCACGTTTGGCGACATGAAATAAGTTCCGCCGAATTGGCCGCTTTCAAGAATCGCTCATCTGTGCGAACTTCGCGCGATGATGGCCGGAATAAGTTTGTGGTTTATATGAATGCCACCGAATTAGCCAAGGTTCAGCAAGTATTGAAGGAGGCGAAATTGGACCAGGTTGCGGCGCTTATCGCGCGCGCTAACCCCTCCAAAGGCGAGTAATTAGCCCAAGCAAGGCCAATTGAATAGCCCCGGGCCGCTCACCCCGGGGCACTTTTTTTGCTCCAAAGCCCCCCTTTTTCCGCACCATTGGGGGGTTTATTTTTCCCGGGGCCGGGGGTATCCCATCCTATCCCCTTCCGGGGTCCCCCCTACTCTCGCGGTGGACGGTGCCATATAGGGCCTGCCACGGACTTCCCACTTTGTTCCCCTCCGGGGTCCCCCTTCCGTCTCTCGGCGGGGGCCGTCCATTGAGCCCTGCCACAGGGGACCCGCCTTGGCCGGTGTCCGGGTCGCCCCTCCCGAAGGGCCTCCGGGGGTCCCCCCTGTCCTCTCGCAGGACACTCCGCATATAGAGGCCTGCCGCGGGGGTCCCGTTTTGCGCCTCCGATTGGGGGTACTGCACCCGGGGCTCACCTCCCTACGGTCACCCCGCACCGAAAAAAGCATCGTGCTGGCTGCCCCCCTCAGGCTCCTCCTCTCCCCGTTCCGCCACATATAGAATATCTAAGCCTCCTCTCCTTCCAGCCTCCGCCACCGGTCCCGGTGCCTACGGGATTATCGTACGCCGCCAATTTGGTCCTTTTGCCACGGTTGCAAGATTCATGGGGTTCATGGTATAATTTAGTTACCCTTAGAAAGGAGGGCACAACCATGACTACCGAAAGTAATGCCTCAAGCTCCACCCCCACCAAAACCTCCTACACGCTGCGTCAAGCTGCAGCCAAGTTAGAGGTATCCGAGATGTATCTTCGAAAGATGGTAAAGCTCGGCAAGATTGCAACCGCGAAGGTTCAGATCACTGAGAACGTCTGGCGCCACGAGATCTCCGAGGCCGACCTGAGTGCCTTCAAGGCTCGCACCAGCAACCGCAGCTCACGGAACGATGGCCGCAACAAATTCGTCGTGTACCTCAGCCATCCTGAGGAAGCACAGCTCCGCGCCCAGCTGAAGGCCCTGAAGATGACCGACGTCGAGAAACTCCTGACCCGCGCCAACCCCGGCAAGACTGAGAAGGCCTAACCATGTTCAACGATCACAAGAACTACCGCCACTACGTACGACCTCCAGTTGACGCCCGCAAGAGGGCCCTTCAGGACCGACGCCTCACATACGAGGCATGGCTCGAGATGATCCTCATCGTGGTAGTTGCCGCGCTGGTGTACGTCATCCTAGTCGGACCGTAGTAGTAGCAGCACACAACTGAATAGCCCCCGACCGACCATCGGGGGCAAATTTTTGTTCCTGTTGGGGGTACCGCTCCGATGACTCCACCAGTCCCGCATAGGCTCCAAAAAGACTCCTAGGGGTACCCGACTGTCCTCTCTCTGCGGACGGCGTATATTAAGCTCTGCTAAGCCTTCCGCATCTTGTCATCTTTGTCCTCTGACCCCTGCCGAACTCGTTGTCGTACGCTGCGAATTTGCTCCACCACGGACTCTTGCAAAAACCCCGTTTTTAGGTTATAATTGTAGTATCCTTAGAAAGGAGGATGTATATGTCAACAGACAAGTCAGAAAGTCAAGTACGTGAACGGATTGCTGAAGGCCTGCAAGATAGGCTAATCGATGCTTCGGAAGACTTATTAGCGGCCGTCGACTATCATATGCACGTCAGATACGACCGCAAGCAGTTGTTCGAAGCGATGCGCCTTGTCATCGAAATCGAAGACCTAACCGAGCATCTACAGCAGTATAAAGAATCCTAAGTTGTCTGCTAGTCGAGCCTTTGGCTACGGTCGAAGGCTCGACTACCGTACGCTGCGAATTTGCTTGCCTGGCGTATCTTGACAAATTCCTTGGGTTCGTGTTATAATTGAAGTATCCTTAGAAAGGAGGATAAGTATGGAAGACCATATTGTGTATGGAATGGTGTCCAATCCTGTTGCTGATTGTCACATTGTGCGAGACCGCAAAGGCTACAGGTATGAACACGACGGCCTGCTACTCGATGACGGTGCAATACGACCCACACGGCCGCCAAGAGTAGCATCATTGATGGCTGTGTATGTCCGCGTTGGACCACGTGTACCGTTCACTCTAAAGCAGGCACGAGAGTACAACTACGAAGCCGGTCGCCACTATCACGCAATGAGTTACTATGGTTGGGGCTCTGTTTACCCTGCCGAACTCAAGCTTGAAGTGCTCCGCGACCACTGGGTGATCATCAACACTAACGACAACTTCTCGAGTGCGGCACGCTGGCATCTAAAGATCGTCTTGCTGGACTACACACTCACGGTCGAGAAGGTGGAGCGTGGTGTCTACATGTTCCACAAAACGACCAACATCGAAGCGTTCCCTAATCTGGATACGCTCGCTGACTTCTACGATAGGTACTGCGCTAAGTTCGCAAGGGAAGGAGTGGGGTGGTCATGATCGACAATCGAATCAATCCAGGTGACCGTGTAAAGATCGTTGGTCAGGACGGGTGGCCAGTAAAGACTGGAGCAGTCCTGACGAGTCACAACTATGGTACTCTCGAGAACCCTGATTGGTACATCGAGATGACTGACGACCGAACTGGGTACGTGTACTGGAAGCAGTCCATTGATGGCGGAAAGGTGGAGAGACTATGAATCACATCGCCTGCAAGCGAACCCGAAAGCCCCTGACGGACGAAGATATCAACGAACTAGTCGTCCAAGCGACACTCTTGTTGTTGGGTGCGGCTCATAAGGTCCCGCCGGACCTCTACAAGATTGTCGAAGAGCGTAACCTCGGTACAACCATCCTCATCCGGGCGGAAAAGACTGGCGACAGACAGCTCCTGGATGATGCCATAGCCCAATGGGGCTAACTAACCTCTCTCTAGAAAGGAGAACCCATGTCATTCAATAAGGCACTACTTGATTTTGCTCATAAGTACGGACCCAAAGTTGGCACTTCTGAGTACGCAGCATTCATGAACGATCTCAGAGTGGTCGTAGTCGAGGCACAACGCCATTTTCGCTACGAGCAGGTCACCGGGCAGTTCACAGACGGCGGTGGAGATAAGTTCCTCTCCTTGTGCCGCACTCACAACATCGATCCCATGAAGGAGGCATAACGTGAACCAAGATAAGGAGCTCTACGTCGACGCAGGTCCCGACGGTAAGTGGACTGCATGGACATTCCGTGATAGCAACCTGGTCCAGTTCACTGGCAACAGGCGGCAGCATCTTACCAAATCAACAATGGAACGTATCGCGCAGCTAACGTACAGCGCGGATAAGCTCAGCGTCCAGCTACTGTCTCCCACAAACGGCCATACTATCTTCGTCGTATCGGACTGGCTAATCGCTGTACGCAAGGCAGCTGAACAGGAGCCAAGCCCAAAGGCACCTACCCAGGGCCTGTGCAATGACGAGGTTGAGAGGCTAATAACCGACGACGAGTGTCTCGCATTGACAGTGTCAATCGGTCTTGCACGTGGCGAAGAAGGGTTCACGATCGCAGAGGTACTCAAGATTGTGGAGTGGGCCGAAGGAGTGCGCTTCGCAGACGCTCTACTTGAAGCAGTGATTGAGGGAGCTGTACTCGTGAGCGTTGATAAGAAGGGCGAGTTGATATACTTGCCAGGAGAGGATCCAGATGGCATTCAATAATAGGCTAGCTCAGGTCGATGGCTTGCAAGTCTGTACTGTCACTGCTCTCATTGAGCGTGACGCACATGGCGGTATGCGTGTGCTCAAGGTACTTGCTGACGGTATCCCCGTTGGACGAACATACGGTGGGGTAAACGTTGATCATTGGGTTGCTACCTTCGCAGCGAAGCAACTCATCATAACCGTAGAGGAGGTCGAAGATGAGTCTGACTAATGGTGAAGTCCTTTATGGGCTTCGAAACCTAGCAACGGGAGATGGCGAAGAGGAACGCATTGCGGATGTGACCTCTGAAGTCTCTCAGAAGGTGCATGACCTAGTTGCTAAGGGTCAGCACGTCCTGGCTTATCGAGTTGCTATTCGGGAGTCAGGAATCAAGGTGCATGAGCACGAATGCATGGAATGGGCTGAGTGGTGGCTTGAACCGGATACCGATCCTGAGGAGCTAGCTGGCGACATGTACAAACAGTACCTCTCTATCAACAGACCCGATGGCCAGTCTTTGTCTCATCACGTGATCGATGACATTGAGTACCTGTTCGTGGTTGACGAAGGCTTCTCGGCCGGCTGGCGTGAGCAGATAGAGGAACGATGGTCTGCAACTTATCATGGACCATTCTATATCTATCCTACTAACGACCCTGTAATAACTCTACTTTCAAATGCTCCGATGTCTGAAGATCAAAGGTACGCTGCGGAGCATCCTGAAAACCCGAAGATGTAAGGAGGATGCAATGGCTGAACCCACAAAGAAGGCACCCGCCATCCGTGAGATGCTTGACGACATGAGCAAGATTATCACTGGGCGTTCGGCAAGTGAGTCAATCAAGAGTGACACCTGCGTACGATGTAACAAGCCGGTCGCCGATTCGGAGTTCGTTGATGAGTGCTCCAAACGTGAGTACCGCATCAGCGGTCTCTGCCAGGCTTGCCAGGATGAGATCTTCGGCGGGATGTCCTAATAGTCACGAGACTCCAACACTGCTAATTTGCTCTGTTGGGGTCTCTTGACAAAAACTATGGGTATATGTTATAATTGTATCATAATGAAGGAAGGTGCACATGACGGATGAGCGTACAGAGTCCACATCAATACCGTATCCTGTCAAGAAGTACGATGGTGGTATGGCGTATTGCGTTTGTTGTCGCGGTACGTTTAGTGCCGACAAAACCATTTTCGGCGTCTCACCTTATTTCCCGCTAGTACCGCCTGACCACTTCTGTAAAGAGTGTGCGAAGGCGTTGGACGTGACAGGCTATGAATGGCCTACACCACGTACCGCTAGTCATCCATGTGGATGAACTTTCATAGAAAGGAGGATAACATGGAACCGAAGGCAGTATCAAGGATGATCAAAGTCAATCGCGAGTTGACCATCAAAACAGAGCCCTTCAGGAAGCAGTGGTACCTGGCAGCTCGTTACATGTGGACAACTCCGGACGGTGAACTGGCCTACGACCGCAACGGTATCAACATGCCGCTCGATGTCGCTGAGGAAGTGATCCGTAATATGGTGGAAGTATTGAACGAAGCCACCGGAACTAACTTTGCCCTGGTTGAATCCAAGGCCGACGCGGAGGAGTAATGGTGCAACCTTCTGCACTCATACAATGTATGAAGCCCGCTAAGCATCAAGATAATCGGTGGGCACCCAAGTACTACGTTGGTCGCGTGTATCTTGTATGGCAACATTGTGAGCTTGAGCTGCACGGACGATATGCTACGTGTACCGAAGCACAGATATACACTGCACATGTAGTCGAGCGCTTCCTTCGTATGTACATCCCAAAGGATTCTAGCCAATGACCGGCAAGAATCTTTCTCACGAAACGTTCACGTTCCTTTCACGTTGTTTTCACGTTGTGAGCGTATCATATAATCATCGTAAGCACGTCCAAACCCAATTCTACAGGAGAGTATTACAATGGCATTCCCTAATATCGATTATCCCGATCCCATGAATCTTCGTCTGGCCGCGTTGTTCATCGACGTAAGCGAGATGCGGATCCGCGCCCTGCTTCGTGAGGGTAAAATCAAAGCCTCCAAAGACGCTGAGGGCCGCTGGTCAGTTACCAAAGCCGATCTGAACGCCTACGCCGCAACCAAAGGCACTCGCAAAGCCACCGGCGAACGCGCCGAAGGCAAAGCATGGATCATTCACGTCAAAGCCGTCAACGCCAAAGACGTTCAGGCAGCCCTGGACAAGTTTGGCATCAAGCTGGAACCTCGGTACGACTACGAGAAGCAGAAGGCTTACCGGACTGAGCGCGCCAAGAAAATCTCCGCCGCCAAGAAAGCCGCTGCGACCGCCCCGAAGCCTGTCGAACCCAAGGCACCGGCGAAGTAGTAGCACCCTAACAACTGAATACTTGTACCCGCGAGAGGGAGCGAGATGCTTCCTCTCGCTATCACTTGCAAGTACGTTCTCAGTGATAACGGCATCACTATCGATTGCCCGCGTCACTTCAGGTTACCATACCTGACTCCTTTCTAGCGTACTTGCAAGTAGTAGCGGGAGGAATACCCCGCGGGAAAGGAGGCTAAAGGATGCGAGTCCTAGGGATCGACCCCGGTGAGACCACCGGACTTGTTGAAGCACGATTCGACGATGACGGTTTCCATGTTGTTCATGCAGTTGATGTGACATGGGAAAACCGGTTCAGTCTCATGTACTATCTTTACTGCGGTACACCCCGTCAGGGGCTACTGATCGAACCTCCGGACATCGTCATCGTTGAATCGTTCCGCCTATACGCCCATACTGCACACAGCCAAATACGAAGTGACTTCCCTTCAGTTCGCATTATAGGGATGGTTGAAGCTTTCCTTTATAACTACCCCTGCAAGATTCCGTGCGAGCACAGTGAGATAGTCTTTCAACCTGCATCAAGCATTGCTCTGGTTGCCATCGAGAAGGAACACGGTATGGTTCTTGGTTCGGCACACATGATCGATGCCTATAAACATGTACGCTACTTCTATATAACGCAATGGAGGTCCGGTAAATGGATAAAGCGCGCACACTAATTGTCACCGCGACAGCTTGGTTATCGTTCTTGGCTAACTTGTGGTTGGTCTTCTTCAACGTTCTCAATCCATGGACGCTGATAGCATCAGCCTTATTAGTCATTATAGCCTTCGGATTCGCAGCGGTGAAATGAAGACCCTCTATAACTACCAACGACAGACTGAGCACAAGGCCTTCAAGAGCAATCTGTTCATAGCATTCGAGCCTGGCTTGGGTAAGACTGTAACGGCTATCGAGTTGGGTAAGGACATTATGGCCTCGCCTGCACTCATCAATGCCAGTGCGGTTCTTGTTATCTGTCCTAAGCGTCTTCGCTTGCAGTGGATCTCGATGATCCAGGAACAGGATCCTATCACACCGATAACTCTTATCGAGACCGGTATGGTCTTCAAAGGACGAGAGCTCTCTGGTTGGGTTGTCTCTCACTACGAAGCCGTTGTTGATACCCAGAAGTACTTACGCCAACGTGTGTGGGGTCTTGTCATCGTTGACGAAGCACATCACATAAAGAACCGAAAGGCACTACGTACCAAGGCAGTGCGATCGATTGAAGCCATTCGTAAGGTGGCTCTCTCTGCTGTTCCTATGGATCGAAGTCCGGCAGAGCTTTGGAGTGTACTCAACTGGATGTTCCCCAACACGTATCGTTCGTACTGGAACTTCATTGAGAAGTATTGCTCCATGGAAGCTGTACCACCTTGGCTCACTGGTGGTAAGTATGCAGGAGCATCGAAGATAGTTGGGACGAAGAACGAACTACAGCTTGTAGACGAGCTTAGTCCTTTCTTTATTCGGTACACCAAGCAACAGGTAGCTCCTGAACTACCACCAAAGACCGTGACGAAGGTGCCGGTCGAGATGTATCCAGAACAAGAGGCGTTGTATAATAAGATCGCTAAGGCTAAGGACATCGTCGTAGACGAGATAATAATACCCAACATCCTAGCCAGAATCACTAGATTACAACAAGTTACCTCTGACCCTTCAGCGGCTGGTTTCGGAACTATGCCTTCCGCCAAGTGTGATTGGGTCGCTGAGTATCTCGAAGACAATCCTGAGATCGCGGTTGTTATCTTTACTCGTTTTAGGGCTACGGCAAAGGCTCTCGCAGCACGATTCGAATGTGAGTACATTGTTGGCGGGACCGAAGAGTGGCCTGAGTTCCTTGATGGTCGTAATAGGGTCATCACGGGAACCATTGCGGCTATGGGAGAGGGAATCGACGGGCTCCAGCGAGCAGACGTTGCGATCTTCGTTGACCAAGAGTGGTCGACAGCTCTCATGACCAATGCAATGGATCGTATCCATCGTTTGGGCATACAAGCTCCTAAGCAGATCATTCATCTATATTGCCCACACACCAAAGACGAGTTAGTTCTAAGAGCGCTGGATGAGAAATGGACTAATCAACAGCTCGTCTACCACTACCTAGAACAGGAAGGAATAGATGTTAACCGAAGCACAGACTGACTCCGTAATCAAATGCATCACTGCTGGCAAGAGTGCTAAGTTTGCTTTTGAAGATGCACCCTTATGTGAGGTGATTGATGCGATTATCGATCATCTTCAAAGTGAGCAAGTGGAGA